TGATGGGCCATTTGCGTAGATTACGTTAGTTCCTGCTGAGAGGACCTGACCTACTACGTTGTCAATGGAATCTGCTGCGTTGTAAGCGATGATGTCAGCAAGAGCTGAGTCAACATCGTTGAATGAAGTTAGGTTTAACTTCTTTGTTGTTGTAACTGCTGAACCGTATTCGTTCAGTGTTACTGTAACCTGTGATGGGTTACCTAGTGCGATGCTTGAAACATCTGAAGTTTCTGTCAATGTAGATGTAGCCTGAGCCAAATCTGAATAGATTGAGAAAACAACTGATGATCCTGGCATAGCCTGTTGCACGGGCTTAACATCAGCTAGTGAACGCATAACTGGAATGGAACGAAGTGCCATTCTTACATACTGATCGTATGCTGCAGTTACGAGTGCGCTGATGCTAGACGTGGTTGTGGGGGTACCTGTTGGAATTGCCATTAGGTCTAGCCTTTCTGTTATAGGATCGGATTAGAGTCCAGACAACCTAATAACTTCGTCCAGTTCTTCCTTGCTGTTTGCATTCATTAGTCTTTGCATAATGTCTCCGTTATGTTCTGGCGAAGCGCCAGAGTCGGCGGAGTTTGTCATACGCTTATATGCTGCAGCATCGGCTGGATTTACGTTAGGTGTTGCCTGGGTTTGACTTGTTTCAATACCGAATACATCGGCATAGTCTTCAAGCCATTTAGATACAGACTCTTCAGTTGGGTCTATATCCTGTGGGATAAATGAAGCAATTTTGCTGTTTACCCCGCGAGCTGCGAGGGCATCCTTTATTGCTCTTTCGCGCTGCGCCTTATTCAAAGACTCAAACTGAGAACGAAGTTCTTGTAGTTCTTTATCTTTTGTTTTAGATGCTTTGCGTAGTTGCTTTACTAGGTCGTTAGATGAGTCATCCGTTGTGAAGTCGTCATCATCCTCGTAGTCGTAATTGGACATAGTGGTCCTTCTCCCTATTAGTTGTTGGCGCTAGCCTCACATTCAGTTGGGGAACTGGTGTGGCTCTAGCTACTGGTATTGATGTCGCTCCACTAGGCCAGTCGTTCTAGTGGCAGGCTTTTATTTAGTAAGCGCCAGCACGATCTCGCGCTAGTGCAGTAGAAGATAGACCAGTCTGACCACCAAAAGCAGCCTTCTCTAGTCCAGTAATCTTCTGACGTTGCTTACGTGCTTCTTGAGCACCGGCAATGTTAAAGATTTCTTGTTCTGCAGTTGTTTGTGTGTATGGATTTTCTCCATAGATAGAGGCAAGTTGTGAACCACGCTGTAGTCCACCTGCAATTGTTCCATATCCTTGCTGTGCAGATTCTTTAGTGATACCAGCAGCTCGTAATTCTTCTGCTCTGGTTGCACTGGTTTGTAGTCCTGATTGGAATGCAGCGCCACCGATTTCAGCAGTGGTTACCTTACGCTTGATGTTCTCAATAGCATTGGTTGGATCAAGGGTATAGGCCAAAATGTCTGCATTAGTAATCTCAGGATAAAATTCTTTAAGTGCTTGAGATACTTCTGGGTTAGCATTAAGTACACGCTTTTGTGCGGTCTGAATACGATCTTCAAGTTCTACTGAAGATACATCTCCAGCCAAGAACTTCTCAAATCCTTCTTGGCGACCCATATCTCCACGTGTGTAATATGTTTCTGGTAATCCATAACGACGCATTACATCTTGGTATGCATCTTCATTTTGGATATATTCAGCCTCAGATAAAGCACGAAGTCCTTTTGCTACACGTTGTGCATTAGCTGCAAAACGCTTCTTGTAGGAATCTGTGCCACGAAGGCGCAAGACAAACTCATCTCTTGAAATACCTTCTTCAATAAACTGTCGCAGTGGTGCTACTAAAGCACCCATACCAAAAGCATCAAATTCTGATGTTAATAGATCAAATGCAGACTGCCCTCTTGCCTTTTTTTCAGCAGCAGCCTCTGCTTTTGCAGTTAAAGCATCAAGTAATTTTGTTCCTTTTTTAACAATTACTTCTGTTTCATCATCATATACGTTTATTACATCGCCAGTATCTGGATCAATATATGTAGAGACAACCTTCTTCTTAACAGGTCCAGTAGGTCCTGTTGGACCTGTACTACCAGGACCACTAGGTCCAGTAGGACCAGAAGGTCTTATAACATAACCAGTAATAGGGTCAATAGTTCCACCAACAAGAGCAGCAACTTCTTCAGCGCCTTTGGCTGCATCTAACTGTGCTTGTGTTTTGCCAGTAGTGCCAACTTTAGTAAAAGTAGCTGCACTATCTGGGTCGGCAGCAATAGCTGCTGCTTCTTCTGCAAGGCGATTCTTTTTTGCTTCGGCTTTGTCTGCTTCAAACTTTGCATCGGCTTTGGCTTTGGCTTTGGCTGCCTCTGCTGCTAATCGTGCTTTCTTTTGTGCTGCTGTTTCAGCCATTGTCTACCCCTGGAATCCGAAGTCACGAAGGACTTGCAATGTGGATGAAGCAACTTCATCACGAGCATTTTCTGTATATTGCCAACGTGAATCTTTGCGTAGTGCTTTCTTAAAGTCATACAAATTCATATCACCCTTGTCGCTAATAGCCATACGAAGTGTTGAATCATTAAGATCAATTTCATCTGCATTTAATTCAAGCACTGATGCCATTGTTTGGCGGTATGGTGAATAGATAGCCTGTAGGTCATATCCTTGATTAAGCAAGTCACGTACATACTGTGGTTGACCTTGTGCTGCGAGCATACGGGCATCTTGTGCTACACGGTTAATATCAATATCACCATTAGCAAGAGCGCGTAATACCGCTGTCTCAATATCTCCGCCTGCAGTAACTGCAGAGATATTTGGCAAAATATCTTTAAGTGTAAATCCGTTTTTCTTGGCAATATCTTGAAGCATTTGATAGTTCTGAAGGGCCTGACCACTAAAGCCTGTCTGCTTTCCAGCAGTTCCTGTTCCAACAATACTTGTTACTTTACCAATGAATGGCGTAATCAAAGCATTGATTGCTAGTGGGTCATCGTCTAGGAAACCATCGTAGATCTTTTGTGCAACAGATTGTGCTTGCTCATCAGTGAGAGTAACGCCAGCAATCTCTTTGGCCTTTGCCTTGACAGAACGCATTTGTTTTGAAAGGTATAGACCATATTCAGTCTTTGATACATCTTCGCCAGCCTTAAGAAGATCGTTATACTTTTCACGACCAATAATACGATCACGTAATTGTGGAGCATTTCTTTGCCACCATTTAGTCAACTGAAGTTTTGATAAGAACTTATCGTTCTTCCAATCTCCAGCTACTGCTTCTTGTAAAAGTCTACCGATCTCGCCTGGGCCGCCAGTCTTTGGATCAACGTCTATCTTAAAAATATAGTCAGGTAGGTCATACCAGAAATCTGTCTTAGCAAGAAGAGTCTCAAGAGGTGTTGCTGCAACAGTTGGAACAGCAGGTCCTGTAGGACCACCGGCCTTAGCCATAGATGCTTCATCTGCTTTACGGAATGTACCCACGTCAAATCCAGATGGAACTGCTTTTCCGGTTGTGTCTCCACCTTTTCCGCCACCAGTAGTTAGTATCTTTGGCTTTTCATTAGGCTTTGTCTGAACCGAAGGTGTAACTGTAGGAGTTCCAGTAGGTGCACCAGCATCTGTTTGAGTTTTAGTTGAAACAGGTAGTTTTGTTGCACCTTTTCTGCGCGCTTCTACAAGAATGTCATTAGACTTTTTAATTGCAGCATCAACTGTCTTATTAAGAGAGCTGTAATCCTTAACTAATTTGTCAAATTCTCTTTGCTCTATTGTAGATAATTTATCTCCACGAGCAATCTTGTTAGCCCAGAATTTAAGTTGCGCTTCATAATCTATTAGTCTGGGCTTTAGAGTATTCGCATAGTCTAATTGATTCTTAGAACGTGCACGTGTTTCAGAATCTATACTCTCTTTTGCTGCTGTACCTTGTGCTTTTTCTGCAGCAATACGAGCTGCTTCTTGAGCAGTCTTTGCATCTGCAATTAACTTTTTTACATCAACTGCCATTAGCGACCACCCAACGCATTCATAAATGTCTCATAGAAACCAAGGACCTTGTTGGCCTTGCCTTCATCTGTGCCTGAAATCTTGTCTATTAGGTACTGCTCTTCGCTTAAACCAGTTGTGACTGTCTGCTTTTGGTTAGAACCTGAACCTGAATAGTTAGTTACTGTTGATGCTTTGCCTTCAATTCCTTTAAGCATCTCTGTATACTTTTTAATCTCAGCAGCAGTAGCCTTGCGTCCTAAAGTGTCTAGGATAATTGAATTAACTATCTGTTGTGCAGCCTCTGGCTTGTACTTAGTAACACTAGTAACTGTTGATGGACCACCAGTACCTGTTCCTGTACCTTCACCCATAAGACTAATCTGCTGGAAGAAGTCATCACGACTAATAGGGCTAGTTAATGAAACAAGCGCTCTATCTTCTTCGGCTCTATTAAACGCCTTTATTAAAGCAGGAGTGTACTTACCAGTAATCTTTCCTTTATAGTAATTACCTGCTTTAAGCATCTTTGAATAAGCAGTAATAAGGGTAGGGCTTTTTGCTACAATTTTTAAGAAGTCTGTAAAGTCTCCTGTTGTTGTTTGCCCAGTTCTTCCATCAGTGCTGAGTGTGGCAGTGCGTGCTGCATCTTTTGCTTGCGCCGTAGCGCGAGCTTGATCTGGTGAGCTTACTGCCACTTTAGTCTCCTAGCAATCTACCAAAGAGTACGTTGTAAGCACTCACGGTGTTCTCGTTGTATTGTGAAAGTTCTCGCATCTTGATAATAGTCTCATCCTTATTCATTTGAGAAAGGAATTGGCTACCACCAAATTGATCTATTTCTTTTCTTGAAATCTTGTAGGCCTCATAAAGATCAACCATCTTACGTAAAGCCTGAACCGTTCCAGGATTTGCCTTCTGAGCAACTGATGATTTAACCATTGCTGTCAAATCGTTGTAAGCGTTCATACGCTCAATAGCCTTTTGGCTACCCTGTGATAGTTCTTCTTGTACTAATGGGCGACCAGCCTTATAGATTGTGGCCCAGTCTGTAAACTCTTTACGAAGTGATGAACGCTCAAAGTCTGTACCAACAGACTCAAGGTTTTTTTCGTATTGGTTCTTCTTCTCGTAGTAAACCTGCATATCTGAGGCAGTTTGAACTTCACGAAGGAACTCAGTGACTGTCTTATTCTTACGAAGACCCATATCAGTCATAGTCTTGTAAGCATCCCAAGAGTATCCAGCCTTGTGAGGGATCAAGAAGGTTGCACCTTGCTTGAACTCCTTAAACAACGCTTGGTTTTTCTCTACAAAGTCACCAGATTCTTGTGCATAACGGAAGTATGCAACAGTTGAACGATCTGATTCTGAAATAGTAAATGGCATTTGGTCTGGGAAGTACTTAACCCACTCAGCCATTGCTGTGTCGTAGTCACCAGTCTTGTCAAGCAGTCCATACCAGACTTGTTTGAAGTTTGCTTCACCATTACCGCGTACCCAGTCAGCCATATCAGATTTGAGTTGTACTGCAGGTGATGCAGGTGCTACAAAACCGTAGATAACACGCATACCTAGGATACCTAGTGTGCTGTTCTTTAACTTAATACGGTAATCTTCAAGCTCTTTAGAGGTAAATGGAATTGGAGTTCCATCTTCAGCAAACTTTTGCTTTAATCCGTGACCAGATGCTTCAAGATAGGTCATAGCCTTACGAGATGCGCTGGCATATTGACCATCACGTTCATCTCGGTTCATTGCTGCATAGATACG